AGTCAAGACGGGGTACGTTGCTCACTGGCCCAACTGATACGGCTGCGGTGGTGGTGGGTATGTAGGCTGTTGCGATGTCGCCCGTTTCAAACTGGGCAAAAGCAAAACTCATAGTGTCACCAATGGCAGCTCCAGCTCCGTTAACATCGCTTAAGGAAAAAAGCATATTGGTACTTGACGAAACGGCAACCGAACACCTAAACCAACCCCCTCCAACGGATTCAATTTTTGCAAGTGAACCAACACCCGAAGCGGTTGCCGTCTGCGTTGCTAAATTAAAAAATGCACCATTTGTAAAAGTGGTTGGAATTAACGAAAAATTAGAACGAGTACCCGCTTTTGCGTAAACGCTCATACAACCAGCACCAGTAGCAGTTTGATAAAAATACACGCTAGAAGTGCCAGTAGAAGTTAATAAAACGCCAGTAGTCCCGTTATTAGGGTCGCTTTGTCCCGTTGTTTTAGTTAAATTGCTAACGTTCCAACTTGCATTACCAAAGTCTTGCGAGCGTAAAATAAGGTTAGTCCGCACCTTCTCAATAAGGCCGTTAGAAGCCACACGGGTAGCCGTATCCCCTGTGCGGGTGAAGGTCAAATCACCGCTGCCGTCGGTAGGTTTCTCGGCATATACCTTGCTCGTTTTGTATCCACTGGGAATAACTACCAGCGAAGCGTCATCGTAATAACTCATTAGTTAAAATTTAAGGCGTCAATTTTGTTAACCAAACACTCGTACCCTTCGGTGGTTCCGCTGTCGGCGGCTACACGAGCAACATACGCATCCGCATAAATGTATGCGTTACCAAAGCAAGTAGGTACATCGCCTATTGCCCTCGTATTGTAATCTTCGTCTCCCCAATTAGAGGAGCAGTAGATATTACCCCACCCGATGCTATTTGCCATTTTGCTCTTTTAAGAAATTTATCAACTTCACTTCGTTCTCTGGCTTCACTTTATAGGTACCAGCCGTGGAACGATTGACCATCGGTAGGGTACATTTGTCCGTTTTGGTTTTCATAGTATTCGGGCGTGAGGGATCCGTAGAAAGTCAAGTACGATACCAAGCGTCTGCCGTAGTGTTCTGCCGTGTCTCGCTCCTTCTGAATCAAGTATTCCAATTCACTTTTGTCGATGCCTTCCGAGTTCTCGCTTTGCTTTCTGAACACACCACCGTTACTCACCTTGTAGGCAAGGAACGGAAGTATCTCAACCATTGCGTAATGCACAAGTACGTCTTGAACGTAGTCCGTCATCAGCGTTTCGTAGTTGCCTGTCAACGTGTCGTTTAAGACGTCGTTCTTCAAGACGTTGTACAAGGCCGTACCAAGAAGTGCTTGGACGTGAATGTCTTGTGCTATCTTGATGAACTGCACCATCTGGTCACGGTCAACGTTTCCGTTGATGGCGGTGCGCTTGACGAGGTCATCGGGGGAGATAAAGAGGGGATACATATCTTATATAACCTTATTTGGGAATACCTATCTTTTTTGCATACTCTGGAGTGTAGCCCCGATAGTCCTGCGAGATAGGTGGTTTTGCTACTAACGAATCATTGACGGGTAACTTCACTCCCAACTTGCGGAGGTCGTTCACGCTCACCTCGGAACGTGGGTTCTTGGGGTCGGGTGCTGCTCCCTTTGTTCTTGAGAGGTAGGTCTTCCGCATCCAGAAGTGATGACAGTTCGGGCCACCTTTGTAGAGCAGGATGTCGTAAGTGGCTGCTCCATTCTTTCCGAATCCTGCATTCACGGCCTTACCGCTCATCGCTTCGATGTCCTCAATGCGGTAGATTTTATTCGCTTGTAGCATCAAACTACAGAACTCCCGCTCGCCCGTCTTTTCGCCTGCGTAAGCGTACCGAACCTTGTACTTGAACCCTTCCTTCGTCACGCCGTCTTGTACGCTCTTGGCGTTCGGGAATGCGCTTCCTGTGGAGGCGAAGTTCACCTCTCGCATCTTTACGATGTCTTGCTCGGAAAGCACCTCGTCACCGACCAGTTCCCACTCCTCCAAATCCTCGTCTTCTCCAAGCGAGGTCAATTCACGCACCAACTCCTCGGAGGCAGGGGCTGATGCTTCAAGCTTTTTTTGCGACTTCATCTGGGTGATGACCGCTGACGAATTGCCAACGAATAACGCCTTCGCAACAGATGGCTCAAATTGTAACATCTGCACAAGGAAGGTGATTGCTTGGTCTTGAGTAAGAACGCCCTCCTGTACGGCTCGCATAATGTCCAGAGAGGACGCAATCTGCGCTCCGTTGTACGATGCCTCCTTCTGGGCGATTTCCTCGTTCACGGTAGACACAACCTCGCTCGTAACTTGGTCTGCTTCCTTCACTCCCGTTTCTTCTTCGATTGTTGTTGAGTCCGTCACCTTGATGTCGTTGAACTCCATCGGAGAAAGCGGCTTGAAGTACAAATTCAAAGCGACATTGTTCACCGCCAGCAGCTCGTCAAATGCCTTCAAGATTCCGTTCTGGATAGGACGGATGACCGTATTGTCCAAAAGCAAGTATGCGTTCTTGATTTCGTCCGCATTGCTACCCAGTCCCGTGTTCTCCTTGATACCAAAGAGCATCGGAGACGTGATACGGTGACCTACCAGAACCTTTTGAGCGGACTCCGAAGAAAGGAACTCGTACTGCAAGTGAGCGTCCGACAGGGTGACTGGCTCAATCGTAGCAGCTTTTGTGCTGTCATCGTTGAACGCCAGAATCCAACGACCTGCGTTGGTGCTTCCTTGCCACTTCTGGGCGATGGTAGAGTTGATATTGTCCTGCTCCTCCTGCGGTGGAATGCCGTTGTTGAAGTTGATAATCATTGACGGAGCAAGTCCGTTCTTGATATTGTTGATGTGGTAGTTCGCAATTTCCTCCTCCAACTCCGCATACGGCAAAGCCGCCAAGTAGCGAGGGGGTGAGTAGTAGTACGAACCTGCCGAATAGGGGCGGTAGTAGTAGATTTCACGCTTCTCGTTTGACTGCCCAAAGGCAGCGATGCGTTGCACTCCAGAGCGGTTCCGAACCTTCGTCCAATCCCAAGCGTAGTAATAGGCATTGATTTCCCCCTCTTGGTCGCACTTCTCCGCTCGCAAGGTCTGCACGGGCATATGCGTCACCTCTGCGATTGCTGATTTGTCAGCATTCCACAACACCTGCAAAGCCCCGTTACCGAGCCAATACACGTCATTCGCAAAGCGGTACGCACACTCCTCCGAGATCAACCTGCGGAACTCAAGGAAGGCCGACGGGTTGGAGGCGGAATCGGTAGCATCCAAGCCCTTGCCGTAAATCATATCCACGATGCCCGTGATGACGGCGTTGTTCGTGGCTGACCCGTTCCTGCGGTCAATGAGGTACTGGTAGTAGTTGTTGTCATCCCCATATTCCACCCAATCAAGGCGGGGGTTCTCCACGATTGCAGGGGCAACGTAGGACTCGAACTGAACGAGGCGAATGTTATTCTCCATAAATCTTGAACTGATTGTTCATCGTCTCCTCTACTGTCGGGAGAACGGGTTGATAGGTGCTTGTTGTTTGGCCACTCGGAAGCATCAGCAGGCGATCAAAGGCGAGAATCTTGGTATTTGTCCAAGCCACGTTAAACGTCTGCTCCGTGAGGCGAATCATATACACTACCTCGGCATCGAGTGGCGTGGTATTGTAAACGAACGTGAACTCACGAGTGTCTGCGTCAAAGGTAGGGGAGGTCACGTTGTAGATGGTGTCCGTCCTGCCGTCTTTAGAGTAGAGAACCATCTGAACTCGCCACGTTGAATTGTACCCTGTAAGGGTGTCGACCCCCACTTGCCAGTCACGCACGGGCAGAGTGATGGTATTGTTGGTCTTGTATGATACGAAAGTCATACCTATATAACCACGAAGTGGGACTTATGTGAAAAAAGAAAGGGGGCCGAAGCCCCCTCTCACGTCCCGTTGGTCTAATTACGACCCAAGTACGATTGTTGGTTTGGTACCAGACAATCCAGCGAACGGGTTATTTGCAACCGCTCCGTACAGGAAGTTCGCAGGCACACGCTCTTGAGCCGTCAAGGTCAAGTTGTAGCCCGTAAGATCTCCCATTGCGGAACCAGTTACGATTGAACCACCCGTTACTTCTGAACCGTGTTCCAAGCCCATCACCCAAGAATTGCCGTTGTTGTCCTCGACAATCACCACGGGCTTCGCCCAAGCGAGCAACTTCACCTCTTTGTGGGTGTCGGCATCTTGCTTCTTCAATACGATGTTCAGCACCTGCTCAAAGAAGGTCGTGCCGTTGTCACGGCTGGAAGTGATGGCCTGCTCGAAGTTTGAGGTACCTTTCAAGTCGTACTTGTAGGCACTCGTGGCAGTAGTGGCCAATTGGTCAATGACATCCGTGTCAGCGGTGTCGTAAGCGATTTGTGCCAAGTCAATGGAGTTGATGAAGTAGACCGCATTCAGTCCTCCTACTTGGTCTTTGCACGGCTCAATGCGGCCGAGAGTTAATGAACAAGCCATTTTATTTTATTTTTTGTAATCGTTAGAAATGTGAGTTTTAA